TTTGATAAGCGGCAGATTCAGCACTTGATTCGTCGAACCCTCGACAAATTCAAGATTGGCGATGTCGAGCTGCGCCCGGTTTCCGATCCACGCGGTACGCTCGACGCCTCGCGCGATCGGTTCCGCGCAGTTCTTTTCGATTTTCGCCTTGATGAAGCTATCGCAATTCATAGTGTAATCGAGTTTTGAGGGTTAGAAACCTACCTGCACGAGGTTATCGTCGGCGATCAGCGTTCCGATCTTGTCTTTCGACAGAATTTTGTTCATCTGCTCGTCCTTGTTG